CCTTGCATGTTTATGGATGCAAGGAAGAAAAGAAATCAGAAGATTTTTATCACAAGGGAATATCGGATAGAACTTTCCAAAAAAGTTTCCGTCTTCACGAACATATCATTGTTAACGGAGCGGAGCTAAAGGATGGTCTTTTAAAAGTGGCATATCACAGGGATATACCAGAGTCCGAAAAACCAAAACAAATAAAAATTAAATCCAAGTAGAAAGTTCTTCACCGCTAATTTCTTTAGCGATATTAACTTTATTCCGAAGGGACTGTATGATTTTTTCGTCTACAGTCCCTTTTGTTACTAGGTCTATGTAGAGTACTTTGTTCTTCTGTCCTATTCTATGGGCACGATCCTCTGACTGTATTCTTTTTTCCAAATCATAATTGTTTGAATAGTATATGACAGTGTTTGCTTCCGTTAATGTAATTCCATATCCACCAGTCTGGGTGTTTCCTATGAAGAAACGAAGTTTTGACTGCGGATCCTGGAATTTATTAATGCATTTCTGCCTGTCTTCCGTCGCTGTTGCGCCATAATAAGTGCAGCATGACTCATCACCAAATTCTTTTTTTATAATTTTTTCTATGGCTTCAATATCATGGATATAGTTTGCCCAGATAATAACCTTTCCGCTTGTCTCTCCTAAAATTTGCATCAGTTCATCAATTCTACTACTTTTAAGGTCTATCGTCTGCCCTGCATCTGTTTTCATATGACCACATGTTATCTGGTGCAGTCTTATTAATTGTGTCAAAACATTGACGGCTGTCATGGACTGACCATTAAGCACTGACATGGCATTTGCTTTCATATCCTTATAAGCTTCTTTTTGTTCATCGCTGAGTTCCACTTCACGCTTGGTGTATACCTTATCTGGTAGGTCCAGGCAGTCTTTCTTCAATATGCGGTATGAGTGAGGCGATACGATATCCCCTAGTTCCTTTAGATTCCTGAACTTGACAATCTTCTGGTAGCGATGGGTACCACCAGCTGCCGTTGCCTCTATGACCACGGCGTACCGGGTTCTAAATGCATAGTAGCTGGACTGCCCTAATATTTCTGGATCAAGGAAATCCATCTGCGCCCACAGATCCATTGGTGATTGAGTCACTGGAGATCCTGTTAAAATTCTTCTGTATTTAGTTTCTTTTCTTAAGTCTAAAATTGCTTTTGTTCTTTTCGCCTTTGGATTTTTAATCGTCGTGCTTTCGTCCACGATCATCATGGATCTTCCAATGAGAAAGAGCCTTGCAAAATCAACTCCTCTTTTTGAGGAAAAAGCTTCAACATTCATTATCATGATTTTCAATTCAAAATTATTATTCATCATTGATCTTAATTCTGACATATATTTCTGGCTTGTGGATTGTTTCCATATGACCACGTTCTTTTCTATGTAGTCAGGAACATGGGTGGGAATTTCCTGGTCGAACCAGGTCATATAAGCACCTTTAGGGGCAACCACTAGTAAGCGGTCTATTTTGCCTTGATTATAAAGTATGCATGCATTGTCTAATGCGATTTTAGTTTTTCCCGTACCCATTTCCGCAAAGATAGCGAATGCTTCCTTGTCGTAGCATTTTTTTAATGCATCTTTCTGATGCTCGTATGGCTCCGTTTTAAATTTATACATTCTTATTTCTATCTTGACTTTGATTATAGCATAGTATATAATGCAATGCAAGAAATAAAATTATGACAGTTTACGTTTTACAAGAAATGGGAAGGAATGTTAGATCAGCTGAAAAGTTTGGTGATTTAAAAATTGTACTTTCTGATAATAAACAAATAGTTTTATCCTCCGGTCCCCTTACTTTTAAATTGCAACACGCATTAAAAGATTTTAATGATAATGACTACTTGCTTTTAATGGGAGACCCTGCTATAATAGCGCTTGCTGGTGCAGTTGCCAGTGATGTAAATGGAGGACGATTCAAGATTCTGAAGTGGGATCGCGATGAAAAGAAATATTACGATATAGAAATAGATTTGAGGAGAAGAAATGAACAATCTAATTAACCAAATGCAACAAGATGCTGGCTCCACGGCCCCAGATAACATGGGCAAGATTGGTGCAGTAGCGAATGACATTGCTGATACGGATAAAGAGATCAGCGATATAGAAGAGCAATTAAAAAAGAAAAAAGATTACAAAAAACATTTATCAGAAAATGTTTTGCCTAACCTCTTCGCAGAGGTGGGACTAGCAGAGTTAAAGCTTGCTGACGGCAGACTTATCAAAGTAGGGAACTACTATGGCGCTTCCATAAAGGAAGACAAAAAAGAAGCTGCTTTCAAATGGTTCAGGGACAATGGATTTGGGGATTTAGTAAAGAACCAAATCTCTTGTAGCTTTGGGAGGAATGAAGATGAGAAAGCTAGAGGATTAATTGATACTTTGAATGAAAAAGGTTATCAATCCTCGCAACGTGAATGGGTCGAACCTTCCACCCTTCGCGCATTTATACGTGAGCAACATGAAGCAGGTAGGCAATTACCTATGGATTTGTTAGGCGCTTACGTCGGACAAAAAACAACGATTAAAAACTAAAGGAGAGAGGCCCTATGGCACAAACTAAAGCAGTCGCAAAAGCGGCAAAACTAGATCTAGCAGTTCTTGCTAGTGATTCAAGGGATGCAAGTGGATTCGGTAATCTTGACTTGTCAAGAGACATCGCTATTCCTTACATCAACATTCTTCAGTCCAATAGTCCGCAATTGAATCCATCAAAAGCGGAGCATACTGAAGGAGCAAAAGTGGGACAGTTCTATAATACTGTGTCACAGGAAGTCAGTGATTCATTAAACGTGATTCCTGTACTTTATCAACTACGATACGTGGAATGGAAACCTCGTGAATCCGGTGGAGGATTTGTTAATTCTCACAGCGCTGACAGTGGGATATTATCCCAAACAAAGCGTGACCAGATAACTTTCAAGGATGTATTGCCTAACGGCAACTACATTGCAACTACTGCCTACCATTATGTAATGGTTCAAGCGAAAGATGGTAGTTGGGCACAAGCTGTTATCAGCATGACATCTACTCAGTTAAAAAAGAGCAGACGTTGGAATAGCTTGATGCTATCACAAAAAGTTAAAGGTCCATCGGGAAGTTTTACTCCGCCAACATACGCAATGATCTACAAGCTTACTACTGTTAGTGAGTCCAATGATCGTGGCAGCTGGTTTGGGTATCAAGTTGAGAAAGTTGGGCAGGTTGAAGACGCTGATATCTATAGTGAATCAAAATCATTTTCAACCACTGTATCCAGAGGAGAAGTCGAAGCTAAACCTATTGTTGAGGGGGAACCTGTAAAAGAGGCTCCACAAAAAACTTCAGCAGAAAGCGACGAAGACATACCGTTTTAAGGTACGTTTTCATAAACTGGAGGTTTAGTGGAAGAATTCAAATCTATATTTGAAGGATTGGATGTAGCTTATGGTCAGCACAGATCCGAAGGGAAACGTGCTGACGGTAAGCAGGAGGGAAAGTCTTACATTGTTAAAAAGCTTGTTACAGAAGAGTTATGGAGTGAGCATTTGGCTGGTAAAGGCCCTTCTTTGGGTATTATTCCTATCATGGCTGATAATACATCCAGATGGGGTTGTATTGATATTGATACTTATCCTATTGACTATAATAAAATAATTCACACAATCAGAAAACTTAAGATCCCACTTGTACCATGCCGGTCAAAGAGTGGGGGTCTTCACTTATTTTTATTCACAAAGAAACCTGTTGCCGCAAAATTAGTTCAAGAAAAATTAAAGGAAATCAAGGCAGACCTAGGATATTCCACCGCTGAAGTATTTCCAAAGCAAGCAAGCATTCTCGTTTCCAAGGGAGACCTAGGAAATTTTTTAAATTTACCCTATTACAATTCAAGAAACACAACGCGCTATGCCTACAAGGACGATGGCACGGCAGCGACACTTCGAGAATTCATAAACTTATATAAAAGGTATGTGGTTGAAGATCTTGACACCATTAGGATTAAGACTTCAGATGGTGTCATCAAGGATGGACCACCATGCCTGCAGCAGCTGTGCGCACAAGGATTTCCTCAGGGAACACGAAACAACGGACTATTTAACATTGGAGTTTATCTAAGAAAATTTGACCCGGACAATTGGAAGACACTGCTGGAAGAGCATAACAGAAGTTATATGACTCCACCGCTTGTGGCCCAGGAGGTTGTCATTGTCCAGAAGCAACTGGAGAAAAAAGATTATAATTACAGATGCAAGGAGCCACCTATTAATTCCTATTGCAATTCAAAGCTATGCAGAACAAGAAAGCATGGAATTGGGCGAGGGGGTTCAACTATAGAGTTTGGTGCACTAACAGTTCAGCTGTCCATGCCGCGTGTGTGGTTCCTGGATGTTAATGGGCACCGTTTAGAATTATCAACTGAGGAGCTGCAGATCCAAAGCAAGTTCCAACGAAAATGCATGGACATACTACGCATCATGCCTCAGAAGATGAAAGAGTCACTATGGCAGGAGATAGTCCAAACCTTGATGGATAACGCACTCGAAATCGAGGTGTCAAGTGATGGGTCTGTCGCTGGTCAGTTTGAAGCTAACCTCCAGGAGTTTTGTACTGACCGCGCACAGGCTCTCAATAGGGACGAGATCCTGATGAGAAGACCATGGACGGAGGAAGGAAAAACATGGTTCAGACTGAAGGATCTACAGGACTATCTGACACGCAACAAGTTCACCCACTATAATGGTGGACAACTTGTCGCACGTCTACATGATCTTGGAGGAAAAAGTGATAAGTTTAACTTGAAGGGGCGCACCACTAGAGTGTGGGGCATCCCCGCTTATCAGCAACAAAATTCAGAATTTGACATAAAGGATATTGATGATGCCCCATTCTAATTATAAATACGGAGATACCAGAGAAGATGGTTATGTGTGGGTAGGAAAAAGATATAACAGGGGGAAAAGAAAAGATGGAACGTACCCTGATGACTGGAGACATCCAGAAGCTTTTAAATTAAAAGTTACACAGAATAGAGCTAATAAAAAAATAGTGTACGATTTAATTGCCGATGAAGTAAATACTTATAAAATTAAAAGAGGATGTTCCCATTGTGGTTATAATAAAGAGGCTGTCGCTCTAGATTTTCATCATGAAAATAGGGAAGATAAAATTATAAATGTTTCTTCTCATTGGAAATCAAGTTGGAAACAATATCAAAAAATGAAAAAAGAAATGGAAAAGTGTATTGTATTATGCGCTAACTGTCACCGAATAGAGGAGAAAAGAATTAGAGATGAAAACTAAAATCATACTAGGCCCTCCTGGCACAGGAAAGACATACAATCTACTAAAATTGGTTGAAGCGGAATTGGCTAGAGGCACACCGCCGGACAGGATTGCATTCGTTGCATTCACCAAGAAGGCGGCGAACGAGGCACGTGAGCGGGCGATGAAGAAGTTTAAGCTGGAAGAACAGCACTTACCCTATTTCAGAACACTACATTCCTTTGCATTCCATCAGCTTGGCATGACCAAGTCAGAGGTAATGTCAAGGGATAACTACAAGGAGTTTGCACAGGCATTCGGGATGGATTTAGGCTCCATCACTGATGGCATTGAATCAGGAGGAGTATTTACAACAGATAACATACTGATAAATGAAGTTAATCTTGCAAGGATGAAATGCCTGGAGTTGGAGCACCACTACAATAGTTCTGATTTGCAAGACATTTCTTGGCATGCATTGCTAAGAACGAAAAGAGCACTTGAGGAATTCAAGAAGAAGAAAGAACTGTTTGACTTCACGGACATGATTGAGTTTTATCTCGATTCAGGTCCTGTTCCTAAATTGGAAGTGGTATTCCTTGATGAGGCACAGGATCTATGCAGATTGCAATGGAGAATGATTAATAAGATCACGCAGGATGCAAAGCAAGTTTATATAAGCGGTGATGACGACCAAGCTATCTACCGATGGGCAGGCGCTGACGTGGAGCATTTAATTAGAATGCAAGGGGAGATTGAGGTGCTCGCACAATCCTATAGATGCCCAAGAGTGGTGCAGAGTTTATCACAGGAAATTATTAGCAATGTAAGAAACAGGAGACCAAAGAGCTGGAAAGGAACAAATAGGGAAGGATTACTGCGCTATCATTCCTATCCAGAGAGTGTAGACTTAAAGGGTAGTGGCACATGGCTAGTGATGGCAAGAACCCAGTATATGTTGGATGAAATTGAACGAGACGTAAGATTGCAAGGACTATTATATAAGAGAAACAATAAGCTTCCAATATCACCGAAGCTATTGAGTGCCGTTGATGCATGGAAGAGATTAAATGAGGGAGAATATATAGAGTTGCCAGAAGTTAAATCAATTTATTCTTACATATCCTCAGAAGTAGGAATTGAAAGAGGATTCAAGCATCTAAAGACAGCTGCTAAAGAAAAATATGAATCAGAAGAATTAGTTATGCACCACGGCCTTCTTGTATCAGGACGACCATGGGATGTGGCCTTTGATAAGGTTGGAAATCGCGATAGAGAATTTTTAAGAGCAATAGAGTCAAGAAATAATTCGGGAGAAACAGAAGCAAGGATTAATTTAAGCACCATTCATGGTGCGAAGGGAGGGGAAGCAGACAATGTAATGCTTCTAACAGATTTATCACGAAAGGCGCAGGAAGCTATGGAAGTTAATGCAGATGATGAAACACGTGTGTTCTATGTAGGGGCTACACGGGCAAGAGACACACTACATATAGTACAACCGCAGAGATATGGAGGATTTATAATATGAGTGCCCATAAAAAACAAATAGGAGGGGATCATTATAAAAGAATGGCAATTCAGCCCAGCCATTATATCGTCAAGAATAAGCTTGGATGGTATGAAGGCAATATTGTCAAGTATATTACAAGGCATAGCATCAAGGGAGGGAGACAGGATATAGAAAAGGTTATTCATTATGCTGAACTTCTTTTGGAAGACAAGTATCCTAAATCATTAGGAGAAATTAGAGGAGAAATAACCAGAAAACATGTAATGAAATTAAACAAGGAGATGAATAAATGATGAGAGATATGTTCAAGGAAATTAATTCAGAATGGGTGGCACCTACTACCTTCCCTGATCTAAGTACACATAGTAAAGTTGCCATTGATTTGGAGACATGTGATCCAGAGTTAATTAAGGAAGGACCAGGATGGCCTACTCGAAGAGGACAAGTTATTGGAATTGCAGTCTCATCCAATGGTTTTACAGGATACTATCCTATAGCTCATGAAGGTGGGGGAAATATGGATGAAAAGAAAGTTATTAAATATGTTAAGTCCATATGTGAAGACGGTTCAATTGATAAAGTGTTTCACAATGCTCAATACGATATTGGGTGGCTTTCAACACTAGGAATAGAGGTTAAAGGTCGAGTTCATGACACCATGGTTGCCATGGCACTCATTGATGAGAATCGTTTTTCCTATACATTAAATAGCATTTCAGGAGAGTACCTAGGGGAGAGAAAAAACGAAACAAAATTAAGGGAAGCGGCAGATGCGTTTGGAGTAGACCCGAAGAATGAAATGTACAGATTGCCGGCACAGTTTGTAGGAGAATATGCTGAAAAAGATGCAAGGTTAACATTAAAGCTTCATGAAAAATTGTCATGGGAAATTACCAAGGATAATTTACAGACAGTATATGACATGGAATGCCGATTAATCAATGTGATTTTTCAGATGACTAAAAAAGGTGTTCGTATAGATACTCACAGCGCAGAGAAACTGATAGAACGATTTAAGAACAAAGAAAAGAAATTATTAAAGAGAATAAAGGATTTAACAAACTTAAATGTTGAGATATGGGCAGCAGCTTCAATATCACAAGCTTTTGATGCGTTGAACTTACCATATGAGAGAACGGAAAAGACCAATTCTCCATCATTTACGAAGATGTTCCTGACGGACCATCCACATGAACTA